TACATGCCCTGGCCCGCCGTCCCGAGGCTCTCCAGCCCCTTTGCTTCAGTTCCAAGCTGTGACAGCTGCGATAGTGTGCTCTGGGGCGCCACGGCAGCCGGCTTGATCGGCTGCAACATCTGGTGCTGCGACGGCGTCGAAGCCGGCACGTGGCTCTTGCCGCCATAAGGAAGCGCGCTCGGCGAGCTACCTCCGTACATGCCCGCCTGCGCGTTCGCCACGCCGCCCCATGTCGTTGGCGGCGCGCCGCCAACGTCGTAGCCTTCGCGCTCGCCGCTGTCGACCACGAGGCCGCCAGCATATCGCTTGACCGCCTCGTCGTAATCGACCGTCTTGAAGCCGCCGGCCAGCCCCACGGCCTCGGGGTGCTTCTTCTCGACCTCGTCGGCCATGAAGCCCAGACGGGTGATCTTCTCGGGATCGTCCTTGAACCGGAAGGAATAAATCGGCAGCCCGTTCTTGGCCGTTCCGATCTTCTTGACGTCTTCCTTGAGCCGCCGGTCGGAAAAGAACGGCGCGGCCGTCGTCGAGTTTGTCGTGCTGCCCGACAGCGCGCCGGTGCCCTCGGCGACATTCGCCGCGAATTGCGCCGTCTGGAACGGGTAGGACTGCTGCTGCAAAAACTGATTGTAGAGCGCGGTCAGGCCGGCCTGCTGCGTGGTCTGCGCCGTCGTGCCCGCTCCCATCTCGGCCTGGGCGCCGGCCAGCCCCGAGGCCTGCGCATTCGAGCCGATGTTGGCGATCTGCTGCCCGCCAGATAGCAGTCGAGTTTGGTTGGCCTGCTGGGCGGCCAGCTGCTGGGCCTGCTGCTGCACAGCCGTCGCTTGCGCGTTGTTATAGCCCGTCTGCAGGATAGGGGCCATCGTGTTGCCGTAGGCCAGCGACTGCTGCCCGGCGAGGTTGGCCGCCGCCACGCCCGCGCGGTCGCCGCCAAAGGCGCCGCTCTGTACCGCCGTACCAAGCTGCTTAGACTGCGCAGCATCGTTTTGCTGCTGCATCAGATTCGACATCTGCTGCGTCACATACGACGTGTACGGGTTTTCGTACTGGCTGATGTCTTGGCCGGTGAGCGCCGTCGGATTGGCCGCCTGCGAGCCCATGGCCGTCATCATTTCACCGGCCTGCGCCGCCGGCTGTGCGGCGTTGGCATACTGCTCCGCACCCGAGACGGCCGCGTTTTGCGTGCTGTTCAACGGCGCGACAAAGGCGCTCGGATCGGTCGAGTATTGTTGAAAAGGCGTGGCCGCGGCTTTCTGCGCCTCCGCTGTAACAGTTTGATACTGCGCCAAAACTTCGGGCGGGATCGTAGTCGTGGAGCTGGAAGGAGTAGTTTTACCTGTCATGGTCCTGCCTCACTCCGCTGCTTCTCTTTTTGCGCCCGTGGCCGTGCCGTAAAGCCACCAAGCGCCGTCTGGGCGACCAAAATGCCGCTCGTAAAGTTTAACTTTCGCGGTCGCTCGCTCCGAGGATAGTATTCCTATGAGCAAAGGAAGTCCAAGCGCCCGCGACGCGGCCTTGGCGAACTCGACCAACCGCCCCGCGCGCCCGCCGGGGATCGATCGATACATGGGATCAACATAGACCATGCGCTCGACCAGCACCGGCTCGGAACTGTAGGCCGTGGTGTCCACCCGCAGAATGATCGCCGCCTCGAGCGCGCCTCCGTTCCCGATGACGCCTATGACGCCGTGATCCTGGTGCAGCGAACCCCAGACCTCGGTCAAGACTTTCTTCATGTCCGGATTGAGCAGGGCGTTCTCGTCCATGCACTTCACGATGAGCGCCATCACTTGGTGGATGTCCTCTGGAGCGCCGACCCTGACTTTGATTTCCTCAATCATGGCGCGGCCCTGGAAGTTTTGACAGTGTTTTGATCAGTTTCTTACGGTACTGCACAATAAAATCGTCAAGAACGCGGTGGCCCCGCTCCAGATCTCCGTCACCGGCCATGAGCACTTCATCGGGAGCGAGCGTAAACTCACCACCAGCCACAACCACGGGCACTTCACTGGTTTTGCCGCCTTTTGCGCGGCTCCCCGAAAGTTCGGCGCCGTATGGTCCACTTCCAAGACCGTAGGGTGAAGTTCCTTTTGTGCTTGTGCCTTTGTTATGCGGATACGGACCGTTAGCCTGTGAATACGGGTTTCCGGCAAACATGCGCTTTATTACTTTAAAACCAGCCATCGTATTGCCGTCACCCATGCCACTTACTATGTCGGCGGGTAAAACGAAGCTACCTGAAGGTGTGGCCACCGGAAGGTGATCGGTGCGACCGGCGACGCTGCTATGAATCGGCCCGGTGTGGATCTTCTGCGACGGCGCGCCGCTCAGTTGCTGCAATGGTCGCACTCCGGGAACCGACGCCAGTCCCGGCAGCGGACCGCCGCTGTCGCGCGACGCGCGGCGCGCGGTGTCGAGGGCGGCGGCGACCGCTTGATCATGCGGATGCGTTTTTGACATTTCCCGAATGTTCTGGCCAATCGCGGCCTTTGAAGCTGACTTGATCAGCGGCATGTCACTGCGCTCCCGTGGCGGCGCCGGGCGAATAGCTCACCGCGACCACCTGCGCGGCGCCCGGCGCCACGACCAAGCCCAGCCCATAGGGCATGTTGACCGCGTAGACGCCCACGGCCGCCGGAATGACATAAAGCGGGTGCGTCAGCACGCCTGCCGACGGGCTGTCGTATAGCGTTCCGACAGCGCCCGTCGTGGTGACGCTGACGTTCACGACGCGGCCCGGTCCGCTGCTGACCAGGGTGGCGGCGCCGATGCTCTCGATGACTTGCGAGCCCGCGATGGCCAGTGCTTGGCGCGCGGCGTTGTTGGTCGCCGTGACGAGGTTCTTGAGCGCTGTCAGGCAATCCGTGAGCGAAGTCGAAGATCCGCCAAAGCCGCTAGAATTTCCCATCGGGCTCTCCCCTGTACCGTATGCCGCCAAGGCGCCAGAACGAGCCAATATCCTGGCTGCCCACTGAAATCTGCATCAAACGGCCCCGGGCGCGCGGAGACACAAAAGTGGTCGACGAATTGAACGCGAACGGCCCTATGTTAAAAGGCGCTTGACTTGGGAAGTCCTTGACGCCGATCGTCAGGTTCACCGTCGCATTTTGGGAGCCGCCAAAATAGCCCCATTTCATATCGGGCCAAATTTCGTCAACAAAAATCTTGTCGTCGCCATCCGAGAGCGCGGCGTATCCGCTTGAAAATGACGACACCATCGCTACGCCATCGGCGTCTGGTGAAATCTCATGCTGATAAATGTAATTGTTGATCGGTGAGTAGCCCAGCGGCGGCCCCACCACGCTCTGATTGATCCATGCGCTGCGATCGAGGACGCCGTAATCCCATGCGCCCAGAATGGTATTATACTTGACGTAGTTGGTGGGCTCGCCGCTGCCGCCGATGACTGGGTAAAACCACGTAACTTCGCCAAAACGCGAATTGGGCGCGCACCTGATTTTTTGCAGGTTATTTAGATCCAGATCCTGGAAAATAACGTCCCATACGGGACAGTCGAGGATACTGACGCCGCCGCCCGTCAGAGAAAAGAACTGGCTCTGGCTCATCCAGTAAACATTTTCTCCGAGAACGCAGGCTCCCCGGCGACCAATCAAGCCGCAGCCAGCCGCAATTTCGTTGAACGAATACACATAAGGCTGACTGATGTACTGCACTGACCACAAGGCCAGATCCGTCCACAGCAGCGACTGCTGCGACGCCTGTATGCCGCCCACGATCTTGGACCCCCGAGGAATTCTGTAGGAGCCGGCCTGATTCGTGACGGTGGCGACCCAGATGTTGAAGTTCGATATGTCGCACCAACGCACAAGGAGCGGGTCTTGGATGCCGGTGAAAGTCGAACCCCACGCCATGATTTGCCGTTGCGGCATGGCCACGAAGAAACCGTCGTTGACAGGCGGCGCTTGCGAAATAGCCGCCGCGACCGTGGCGCCCGACGTCGGGTCCCATTGGTAAATTCCAGATACGCCGATGCCGTCGACCACGGCGCCCGTCGGAGACGCCAGCAAGATGCCGCCCCAGTTATCCAGGCTCCAATCCGTGCATCCCGTCGGAGCGCCTATGTTGACAATCGTTCCCGAACCGACGCCGTAACCGCCCGCGCCGTAGCCGCCTTGGCCGTACCCCACCACCACGCCGGTAGGAGCGCCGCCCGCACTATAGATAAATCGGACATTTCCGCCATTGATGCTGCCGGTGGCCGTGGTAGTCGCCGTAACCTTCGATACGAACGTAAAGTCATTGGCGTCCGCCACAGCCGTTACAGCATAGTTTCCGTAAAAAGTGACGCCACCCACTGTTGTAGGGATCAGAATAGGGAACGTGCTGCCCACGGAGTAACCGTGATTGGCCAGCACAACCGCCACATTCGCGGAAGTGGCTGTGGTGGTCAAGCTCGGTACGGCCGCTGAAGTTGAAGTCGCCGTGGCATAAAGCGGCGCGCCCAGTATGTTGGTCGCGAGAATGGTGTACGTAGTCGTGGTAAGGTTCTGATAAACTGGATAGACGCCAAATAGCACAAGGCCGCCGACCGATACTTGATCTGCTATGTAAACAGCATCATAAGTGCTAATGCTTTGCGACACGGTGTCAGTTATAGTGACGACTTGACTGCCTGCCGTCGTGGAAAACACGGGCGCGATATCGGATGACAGAAAAAGCGGCGTGACCAGCTGAAAATTCTGCCCGGTCGTAATGCCGTTGGCGCCCAGAATAGCCGCCAAGACGCCGAGGTAAGCGTATCCGGATATGCCAGTCTGCATGCCGGCGGCCACCCACTCATTGGAGTTCAAGTCTTCCCACGCCAGCAGCTGCCTGACGATAGCTGGCATCTGGCCCGCGTAAAACTTGGACCACCCGCCCAGCTTTTCCACAAGACCAAGCCCGTTTTTGTCCGGTTTAAAGCGTATTAGCTGACTGGTGGACACTCCAGCCATGTTCAAGGCTGGCGTCTCGTTTGTGACGACGCCCGGAGTGACGCGGAATGTCGCATGCGGCATGGGTCACGTCCTTGCTGGCGTCGCCGCGGGAGATGACGCCTCTGACGACCACGCCGACGCGCGAAAGCGCTTGCGAAGCTGCTCGCCGGCGACCGACTTGAGCAGCGTCTGGTACTGGTTTTCGTAGCTGCCCGCCATTTCAGGCGAATTGCTGCTGGCGGCGAAATTGCGCTGGTACTGAGAAATGAAAATCATGCTGGCCATGACCAGAAGATCGGGCAGGTTGGCGCTAATGAATGTCGTGGCGGTGGCGGCCAACGGCGTATTGTAGAACGTGTACAGGCTCTGTGCGTGCATCGTGCCGACAATAGCCAGCGGGTAGGCCAGATCCGGGTAGGGCCCGACGATAAAATTCAAGGATGCCGCGCCATTGGTCAAAGCGTCGCCGCCGTAAGGCGCAAAGTAGGCAGGCGTGGCCGTAACCGAGCTGTCGCCGTAAACAAATTGGATGACCTCTTTACTGGTGGGGAGCAGCTGTATTCTTTTCGTGCCGCTGACAACCGCGACGTCCTGGATGGTGACAAAATCATTGACCGCGATCGACAGCAAATTCGAACCGATCGTGAGCGCATAAGTGTCATTTTCCGTCTGCAGCGGCAATAGATCGAGGTCACGCTGGATGCGAAGCTCGGCGTAATTGAGCATCTGCGGAATCAGGCCCGAAAAGTATAGATCCTGGCCAGCATTAATAATGGCAAGC